GGGTCCACGGGTGGAGATGGTTCCACTTGGTCCGCGACCTATGCCAAAAAATCAGGGGGCAAATTTTTTTTACTTTTTTTAATATCGGTGCCGGTGACACCGGATAACTAAAAATCTAGGCGCTACGCTGGAATACCGGGTGGTCGATTTTAGTGCTATAACTATAGAGCATTTGGCACTGTTGGCACACGATTGCCATGGATGTCTATTTGGCGGAGGCGTACATTGTTCGCTCCTTTGTGGATGGAGTAGATGACCCATCTGTCGAGGGATATCTGGGAGAACTCTGGGAGGTGGTTGGCCATGACCACCACGTGGGGAGAGTTCATGAGGACCTGGGCGGTCTCGTACTTGAGGTTGGTGAACAAACCATCTTTGACGCTCTCCATGGCAGAGTAGAGGTCTAGTGCCGATAGTGTAGCAGGCTTGGCACGGGTAAGGTTCCAGATGTAACATGACTTACCAGGAAACTTGGACACCAAGTTGAGAACATCGGTCGAGTGACCGTATGCGAGGGCGAGGGCGCCGTGTCTGAATGCAACTGTCTTGACAAACTTAGTCTTGCCATTGTTGCCGACGGGATCGTAGATCCAATACATATGACGGTCGTCAGGGGGTTTCGCCAGGAGGGCGTGTAGTTGCTGTTGCCACTTGGGGCATTTGTCCATGGGCCATAAATCTGCTCCCATATAAATTGCCTTGTCTGCCCAGGGGCCATCGACGCGGGTGTCTGTCTTCATACAGTAGTTCTTGAGTGCCTCAATCCCTTTGGTGGAGCATGCGCGGATCTCGATACCCTCGAAGTCCTCATTCCAGGAGCGACCGTAGGTCTTGGGTCGGATCTTGGTCCTACCGTGGAAGTACCCCTGGTAGTGGGGGTTGTCGCCGGTGTCTTCGGCTTGGAAAATGAACTTATCAATATTCGGATGTGAGCGGAGATGGTCGTAAAGCTCGATCTGAGTCGGCTTATCGTGATCGACACTCCAGCGGAACATGAAGTGGAACACGGCATTGGCCTGCTTCGGTGCCTTGGGCATGGGGTGGTACTAGCCGTTGGGTAGTGCCAAGGGTGCCAAGGGTGATGTGAGGTGATATTTTCGGACTTTGGGGTCTCGAAAAGTGCCATCTGGGAAAAGTGACTTTTTTTAATAATGTATGTTTTGGCTTCGCCAAATAACGGAACGGTTTAATTATTGCATCAGAGCCTTCGTGACGGCCACGCAGGGGGGGCCCACAGGGATGCAGCCCTACCGGGACGCTCCGCTCTGTTATTGCTCTCGCGCAGTTAGGACGCGCCGACCGGGAACGGATCGAGCAGCTTGACGCGGTAGAAGATCTTGGTAGACATCTGAACATACGCAGTGTTGGTAAGGTTCGTGGGACTCTGGATGCCGGTAACCAGGTAGGCATTCCGAACGGGGTTCGTAGTCATCTTCGCACGGAGCTCGTTGTCGTCTTGAGTCTTCTTATGCCAAAACTTCTTGGCATTGTAGTAGTTCGTGATGGTACACGAAGAAGTGGGGTCAGGCTTCAGCATCTTGTACTGACCAGGGTAGCGCTCCATCTTGGTCGAAGCGTACGTAGGTGAGGTTGTGTCGCTATCGGGGTAGGCGAAGCACATGACTGTCAGCGGGGCCTGACCAGACATCCAACGGAAAGTTGTAACCGCCTTCATAGAAATGACCTGGTACCGCTCGTAGAACGTGGCCCACTGGTCATGGCCGAAGGGTTGACCGAGTGCAGTTCCGGTAAAGTCAGGATCAAAGATCGAGCCCATACGGAACACCTGAAGTTCGTGAATGCCAAGGCTTGGCACACGATTGTCGGTGAAGACATAAGGCATAGTAACCATCTTAGCATTAAGCATGCCAGGAAGGTTGTTGTTGTCGGTCAGCTGACGACGAACACGGCGGGAGCGTTTCTTCTTGTAAGTCCGCTTGTAAGTCCGCTTCTTCCGGAAAGTCCGACGCTTCTTACGATACCGACGAGCCATTCTGACGGAAGGGGTCCACGGGTGGAGATGGTTCCACTTGGTCCGCGACCTATGCCAAAAAATCAGGGGGCAAATTTTTTTTACTTTTTTTAATATCGGTGCCGG